GTCGTCATGTGGGATGGCTGGTTCAGACTTCAGGATATGGTTGAGGGTTACCTGGTGATGAAGTCTCTTGATCAGGAGATCTGATCAAGAGACAGCTCGTTTTGAGGGATGCACCATTCTGAGATGTTTTTATTTGGTCCAAACATGCCGCCTTGCTGCTTGATAATATTCATTCTGACGAGCTCTAACTTGGCTTCATTGCATCGTTTGACAGGTAACTTTGTAATCTCACTAAGTTGAGAATCGGTGATTCTGTCCATTGGTTTATTCCACCCATAGGTTTTACGCAGAATGGCAAGCAGCACTTTAAACTGTCGCTTGGTCAGATCTGCGCCTGAATAAGCCTCAAGCAGCATATTTGATAGTCTGGCGTAACCATCATCGAGATCTGCCACATTACGCTCCTGTTCGGCAAAGTTACCTCTGCCGAAGTTGAGTATTTTTGCTGTATTTGTCATAATTACTCCTGTGGATTGATCCAGTCTTTCTACATCAGGCCTCAAAACTGTTGCAGCAGTCTTGAGGCTTTTCTTTTGTCAGCACCATGGCTACTTTCTTTGCCAGCTCCGCTAATTCCTCGTCTTCAACACCCCACTCCAGCACAGCCAGAAGCATGGCCATCTTTGGGATAAAGCTGTCTTTCCATCGCGAAATTTGCGATTCATTAATCCCTAATGCATCAGCAACCTTTCGCTGACCACGTACAGCAATTCGATTTAGGATGTTGCTTGTAATTGCATTCGCTTTCTTGCGAGTACTTGTAAGTTGCATATGTAAGTATTTCCTTAACAAATAAGAAGTTATACGCACCAACTGATGCGCGTTGTATTCCCGCATTTCGGCGGGAATGAGGACCATGACTGTTAAAGAGCAATTTGCTTATGCCGCTTTGCGATAAGCACTTTCTTGATACTTCAGGGCGCCAGCTGTAACGACTTCCAGTCGATAGGCGTCTTTCTCTGGGATGACTTCCTTCCACTGAGAGACTGCTGCATCGCTAATGCCTAACGCTTTAGCTACCGCACGCTGGGTTCCGAAGTGGTCGATAACATCTTTCTTGTACATAGACTCGCTCCGAAATTAAAGAACACTTAAATCATCTGTCAAAGGAATCTTAAGTCAAGTTTATTTAAGATATCTTAACTATGAATACACAACTGATGGGTGAGCGTATTCGCGCTCGCAGAAAAGAACTCAAGATTAGGCAGGCTGCCCTTGGCAAGATGGTTGGCGTGTCTAATGTTGCTATTTCCCAATGGGAGCGTTCTGAAACTGAGCCCAATGGCGAAAACCTATTGGCCTTAGCCAAGGCTTTGCAGTGTTCCCCTGATTACTTGTTGAAAGGAGAAGATAGTCTTTCAAACATTGCCTATCACAGCAGGCATGATCCAAGAGGTTCGTATCCTCTAATTAGTTGGGTAAGCGCAGGATGTTGGATGGAAGCTGTAGAGCCATATCATAAGCGTGCAATAGATAACTGGTACGATACAACCGTAGATTGTTCAGAAGATTCGTTTTGGCTGGACGTAAAAGGTGATTCGATGACGGCTCCAGCCGGTCTTAGCATCCCTGAAGGGATGATAATACTCGTCGATCCTGAAGTAGAACCTCGTAATGGGAAGCTGGTAGTGGCAAAGCTCGAAGGAGAAAACGAGGCAACTTTCAAGAAGTTAGTTATTGATGCTGGCAGGAGGTTTCTAAAACCACTTAACCCACAATATCCGATGATTGAGATCAACGGGAACTGCAAAATCATCGGTGTAGTTGTCGATGCAAAAATAGCAAACCTTCCATAAGGGGCATTCGCCCCTTTTTTCTTTCCTTTAAAAATCAAAGCAAAACTTAAGCCCTGCAATAAAATTTAAGTTTTCTTCAAAAACACTCTTGACCACAAATTAAAGAAATCTTAAATTTAAGTCATCAGCAGGACGCTGGTAGCCAAACGGAACAGATTGGCAGGCTCTTTAACATTGATGGGATTGTCCCGCCGAAATGCGGGAACCAAAGAGTAGTTGGCTTTGGGGTGATGTGAAGTGCAGCCGCGCGACAGCATCAGGGAATTAACCTCCCACCCCCCGTCACGTCACCGCTAAAGTCAATCATCGGAGGTCAACATGACAGTAGTCATTACATATCTGGCTGACGATAACGCCAGAAATCGCCGCAGAGCACGCAGACAGGCTCAACGTGAACAGGCAATGCAAGAGCAGCGACTGGCGCGAAAGATTGCGCTAAAGCTCTCTGGTTGCGTCAGAGCAGATAAAGCAGCATCACTCGGAAGCCTTCGCTGCCAGAAGGCAGAAGAAGTCGAGCGTAAACAGAACCGTATTTACTACAGCAAGCCACGCAGTGAAATGGGTGTGACTTGTGTTGGTCGCCAGAAAATGAAATTAGGCAGCAAACCACTTATTTGAGGTGATATATGGAAGAACAGGCAAATAAGATTCTCATAGAACTATTGCAAAAAGCCAGTAATGGAATAGACGCGGCTGTCTCATTTAGCCAGGCACAGATTCCTGATGTTGTTCATCAGTTGCTGCTATGGAATATGGTTGATAGCCTGATTAAAACATTAATAGCCATTTTAACAATCCCGCTGGTTTTCTGGTTTATGAAGAAACAGTACCAAAAAGTTGAAATTGGTAAGTTCGATGATGAAGGATGGTCATGGGATAAGGGGAAGACTAAATACAAACCGACTATGATTTGGGAAAGTAACGGTGAGATTAGTTTTCTAATCTTACCATTAGCTGCAGTTTTTGTTCTGTGGGTAAGTTTTATTATTGCTGTAGTAACCAATATGACATGGTTAGAAATTTTGCTGGCTCCAAAGCTTTACCTTATCGAATATGCAGCATCATTGGTTAAGTAATTTCAGGCCGCATAGTCGGCCTTTATTTTTGGCACTAACAACAGAATAAACACTGCACTGTGTATTCATTCCAACGAGTGAATACACGGAGCAATGTCGCTCGTAACTAAACAGGAGCCGACTTGTTCTGATTATTGGAAATCTTCTTTGCCCTCCAGTGTGAGGGCGATTTTTTATCTATGAGGATATGAATAGATGTCAAACATCAAAAAATACATCATTGATTACGACTGGAAAGCATCAATAGAAATTGAAATCGACCATGACGTAATGACAGAGGAAAAACTTCACCAGATTAATAATTTCTGGTCAGACTCTGAATACCGACTCAATAAACACGGCTCTGTATTAAATGCTGTATTAATCATGCTGGCGCAACATGCTCTGCTTATAGCAATTTCAAGCGACTTAAATGCATATGGTGTTGTGTGTGAGTTCGACTGGAATGATGGAAATGGTCAGGAAGGATGGCCTCCAATGGATGGTAGCGAAGGAATAAGAATTACCGATATCGATACATCAGGAATATTTGATTCAGATGATATGACTATCAAGGCCGCCTGAGTGCGGTTTTACCGCATACCAATAACGCTTCACTCGAGGCGTTTTTCGTTATGTATAAATAAGGAGCACACCATGCAATATGCCATTGCAGGGTGGCCTGTTGCTGGCTGCCCTTCCGAATCTTTACTTGAACGAATCACCCGTAAATTACGTGACGGATGGAAACGCCTTATCGACATACTTAATCAGCCAGGAGTCCCAAAGAATGGATCAAACACTTATGGCTATCCAGACTAAATTCACTATCGCCACTTTTATTGGCGATGAAAAGATGTTTCGTGAAGCCGTCGACGCTTATAAAAAATGGATATTAATGCTGAAACTGAGATCAAGCAAAAGCATTCACTAACCCCCTTTCCTGTTTTCCTAATCAGCCTGGCATTTCGCGGGCGATATTTTCACAGCTATTTCAGGAGTTCAGCCATGAACGCTTATTACATTCAGGATCGTCTTGAGGCTCAGAGCTGGGCGCGTCACTACCAGCAGATCGCCCGTGAAGAGAAAGAGGCAGAACTGGCAGACGACATGGAAAAAGGCCTGCCCCAGCACCTGTTTGAATCGCTATGCATCGATCATTTGCAACGCCACGGGGCCAGCAAAAAAGCCATTACCCGTGCGTTTGATGACGATGTTGAGTTTCAGGAGCGCATGGCAGAACACATCCGGTACATGGTTGAAACCATTGCTCACCACCAGGTTGATATTGATTCAGAGGTATAAAACGGATGAGTACAGCACTCGCAACGCTGGCTGGGAAGCTGGCTGAACGAGTCGGCATGGATTCTGTCGACCCACAGGAACTGATCACCACTCTTCGCCAGACGGCATTTAAAGGTGATGCCAGCGATGCGCAGTTCATCGCATTGCTGATCGTCGCCAACCAGTACGGTCTTAATCCGTGGACGAAAGAAATTTACGCCTTCCCTGATAAGCAGAACGGCATCGTTCCGGTGGTGGGCGTTGATGGCTGGTCCCGCATCATCAACGAAAACCAGCAGTTTGACGGCATGGACTTTGAACAGGACAACGAATCCTGCACATGCCGGATTTACCGCAAAGACCGCAATCATCCGATCTGCGTTACCGAGTGGATGGATGAATGCCGCCGCGAACCATTCAAAACCCGCGAAGGCAGAGAAATCACCGGACCGTGGCAGTCGCATCCCAAACGGATGTTACGGCATAAAGCCATGATTCAGTGTGCCCGTCTGGCCTTCGGATTTGCTGGTATCTATGACAAGGATGAAGCCGAGCGCATTGTCGAAAATACTGCATACACTGCAGAACGTCAGCCGGAACGCGACATCACTCCGGTTAACGATGAAACCATGCAGGAGATTAACACTCTGCTGATCGCCCTGGATAAAACATGGGATGACGACTTATTGCCGCTCTGTTCCCTGATATTTCGCCGCGACATTCGCGCATCGTCAGAACTGACACAGGCCGAAGCAGTGAAAGCTCTTGGATTCCTGAAACAGAAAGCCACTGAGCAGAAGGTGGCAGCATGACACCGGACATTATCCTGCAGCGTACCGGGATCGACGTGAGAGCTGTCGAACAGGGGGATGATGCATGGCACAAATTACGGCTCGGCGTCATCACCGCTTCAGAAGTTCACAACGTGATAGCAAAGCCCCGATCAGGAAAGAAGTGGCCTGACATGAAAATGTCCTACTTCCACACCCTGCTAGCTGAGGTTTGCACCGGTGTGGCTCCGGAAGTTAACGCTAAAGCGCTGGCCTGGGGAAAACAGTACGAGAACGACGCCAGAACCCTGTTTGAGTTCACTTCCGGCGTAAATGTTATTGAATCCCCGATCATCTATCGCGACGAAAGTATGCGCACCGCCTGCTCTCCCGATGGTTTATGCAGTGACGGCAATGGCCTTGAGCTGAAATGCCCGTTTACCTCCCGGGATTTCATGAAATTCCGGCTCGGTGGTTTCGAGGCCATAAAGTCGGCTTACATGGCCCAGGTGCAGTACAGCATGTGGGTGACGCGAAAAGATGCCTGGTACTTTGCCAACTATGACCCGCGTATGAAGCGTGAAGGCCTGCATTATGTCGTGATTGAGCGGAATGAAAAGTATATAGCGAGTTTTGACGAGATGGTGCCGGAGTTCATCGAAAAAATGGACGAGGCACTGGCTGAAATTGGTTTTGTATTTGGGGAGCAATGGCGATGAAACATCCTCACGATAATATCCGCGTAGGCACGATCACTTTCGTCTACTCCGTTACGAAGCGAGGCTGGGTATTTCCCGGCCTTTCTGTTATCCGAAATCCACTGAAAGCACAGCGGCTGGCTGAGGAGATAAATAATAAACGGGGAGCTGTATGCACAAAGCATCTCCCGTTGAGTTAAGAACGAGTATCGAGATGGCACATAGCCTCGCTCAAATTGGAGTCAGGTTTGTGCCAATACCAGTAGAAACAGACGAAGAATTTCATACGTTAGCCGCATCCCTTTCACAAAAGCTGGAAATGATGGTGGCGAAAGCAGAAGCAGATGAGAGAGACCAGGTATGACAACCACTGAATGCATTTTTCTGGCAGCGGGCTTCATATTCTGTGTGCTTATGCTTGCCGACATGGGACTTGTTCAATGACACCTCAGCAAGAAAACGCCCTTCGCAGTATTGCCCGTCAGGCTAATTCTGAAATCAAAAAAGCCAGACAGCAGTTTCCGGATAAAAACGTCGATGACATTTGCCGTAGCGTACTGAAGAAGCACCGCGAAACGGTAACGCTGATGGGATTCACACCGACTCATTTAAGCCTGGCGATCGGCATGTTAAACGGCGTCTTTAAGGAACGGTGAGCATGAAAAACAAAATCATCATGGAGCTACAGGCTCCTTTTTTATTATTCGCATTCACCCTCAAGCGTATTAACCAACAATTCAGGGATTAATGAAAGATGGCAGACATCATTGATTCAGCATCAGAAATTGAAGAATTACAGCGCAACACAGCAATAAAAATGCGCCGCCTGAACCACCAGGCTATATCTGCCACTCATTGTTGTGAGTGTGGCGATCCGATAGATGAACGAAGACGCTTGGCCGTTCAGGGTTGTCGGACTTGTGCAAGTTGCCAGGAGGATCTGGAACTTATCAGTAAACAGAGAGGTTCGAAGTGAGCGAAATTAACTAGAAGCCAAAGATAAAATCATCGCTGAGCAGGAGAAAATCGCTAACGGAGAAAAGACAGTAAGTCAGTATATGAAAACCGCATGATATCATCAGATAAAAATCGATCGTAAAGCGAAATATTAATACCAGAATAAACGAGTCGAGGTAAATTATATTACCTCGATAAATTAACTAAAACTTGCCCGCTATATACTATCTCATTCAGTATCATCACGCGCGGTCTGTGCATATGTTACTACCGCACCTAATGTATTAATTTTCTTTTCAACATAGATAATATTATCGTACTCATAATTGCCATACGGATAGCAAATGCGAATATTCTCATGTAGATCGGGGTCATCCACCTCAGCTCCAGAACAACTTTTTGAACTACCGGAAGTATACCGATACGGTGCAACATAAGACGATGTCTCTCCAGGCAAAAAATAAGTTAGTGTTGTAAGGGGTATAATCAGAAAAAATCCAGCAAATATGCACATCCCTGCATAAACCTTAAGGTATGCTGACAGACTCTTCCAGCCGCTTTGTTTTACTATCCCCTTCTTAACCCAAAACAGAGATAACAGAAAAGCTATTCCCATGCTAAACAGAATGTAATAGTGGGATATACTCTGATTAAGAAACGTGACCCTGTAAATATCTGCCCGCCACCAGAAGAAAAGGAAAATAAAGATCAGGCCTGAAACTGTCATGCAAATCAAATAAGGATACGAATCTTTTTTCATGTTTAGCGCTGATGAATCCCCTAATGATTTTTATCAAAATCATTAAGTTAAGGTAGATACACATCTTGTCATATGATCAAATGGTTTCGCCAAAAATCAATAAT